AACACAGGTGAATTAACAATTGAAGATGCAATTAAAAAAGAATTTGGAGATGTCAAATTATCAGATGAGCAAATGAAAATAATTATGGATCCAAATTCATCTGGAGTTGATGTTCAAAACGCCATAAATAGTGCGATGGGATTAGAAGCATATTCAAAAAAGGATGTATCACAGGACCTTTCACAAATAGCAACACCAAGTGAAACTCCAAAAGTAGAGGATATTTCACAAATAGCAACACCAAGTGAAACTCCAAAAGTAGAGGATATTTCACAAATAGCAACACCAAAAACTGATGCAGTTAGTGCAAATTCATTTTTAGGATTTACTCCACAATATGTTGATGTCAATGATATTAAACCTGAAACAATTTCTTATGAACCTGAAACATTGCTTCCAAAACAATTTAATATACTACCACCTAGTCCAGCCCAACAAAGTTTAGAGGATGTTGGAATTGTTGGTGAACGCGAAATAGTAAGTTCTACTACAAATTATGTCAGTACAGAATCTAATGGTTCTGCAAATAGTAGTACAGCGGCAATTAAGCAAATGAGTAATGTTTTAGAGATGTATGCAAATAGACCTGTAATTGTTCAAATAGGTGGAACTGAATTAAAATCCTTTAATAAAAGTTTGAAAGTCTATAATAATGCGTAATTTTAAATAATTATTAATATGGCAGTAAAACCAAGAGCAGGCGGAATTACATTTTCATTCACATCATTACCACCAGCAGGTCAAAGTGTTACTGTAGAATTTCATGCGTATTTAAATAGTATTACTGATAATTCTTCTGGGGCTTGGGGAGAACATATGGATATGGGTCGTGGTGATCCAAAATATATGTATTCACAATATACACGAAGTATATCAGTTAATTTTAAAACAGCGGCATTATCTTCGGGCGAAGAAGCTACATGGTTAGAAGCGTTAAATACATTAACTCGAATGACTAAACCTATTTATAGTGAAGGGATAGGATTTAATGGCGTATTATGCCAAATGATAGTAGGAAATTTTTTAAATGAAATTGGAATACTTGATTCTGTAGATATTAGTATTGATAACGAAACTCCTTGGATTAATGATACGCCGTTGTATATAGATGTCACAATTTCGTTTAAAGTTATTGGAGAAACAAAACCCAATTATAACGTAGACCAGCAGGGTGCGTTTGGAAGTAGAAAATATGGAACTGGACTTGCACCTTCAAAATAATTATAGATAAAATATATGCGAAGATATTACGAACAAATTGAATTTTTTAAACAGCCCGATGGGGTTCAACGGTATGAATCATTTAGATATCCAAAATTTGAACCTCGTGAAAGCGATCAATATATAATTACAAAGCAATTAGATAGATTGGATATAATTGCATATGATTATTATGTGGACCCAACAAAATGGTGGGTCATTGCAAGAGCAAATAATCTACCTCCAGGAACATTTAGAGTTCCAGCAGGTACAAGATTGAGAATACCATATCCGTTGCCAGATAATGAATTATTTTTTACTGTAACAAATTCACAATTTTAATCTATGAATACACCATGGTTTCGTCCTATTTTAGAAACTGCTATAAATGATTTAGGTGCTCGAAGAAATACCTATAAAAACGGCCCTCATTATAAAGCAGCAGTTAGAAATCCTGCATATTGCATAATGAAATGGAAAAATGGTACACTCCCAATAGATACTGATTCTTGGTCTAAAACATATAGAGGTTCTGCAAATGGAAAACCACATCCCATTTTAAAATCTGTTGTGCTAACGATGGGTGATGGAACTACTCGATTGCCCATACAAGCGAATTTTGAAATAAAGGTATTTACTAAATTTGATTTTACTGATTTGGTAGAAAAATTGTGCAAGCGTAGTATGAAACTTGAATTTGAATGGGGATACAAAAATGCATATGGTGATGGATATAGTGGAAGATCGATAAAGGGATTTTTATTAGCGGTATATACCTTTAGTACAGATACGGATGGTGGATACACAATAAGTGGTACAGCGACGGGCCCTGCTCCTGGTTTAGGTACAATGAATATTAATTATTTAGTAAAAGAAACACCTTTACGTGAATATAAAGTTGGAGGTAAATCATATCCTGTTACGGGAATAGTGGAACTTTTAACATTTTGGGCACAAGGTAATGGTAAAAAATCAATTGATGAAGTTGATAATGGTGAAGTTTTTACAGTACCTCCAGGTGTAAATTCACAAGGTGATGAAGAACCCATGGGCAGTATTGTTGTATATGATTCTGAACATATATATAATAAAGGGTTTTTAGGAATTGGATCTAATAGAGTTGATTCAGACGATGTAAATGAAACGAGTAAAACAAACAATATTGTTTATGTTTCATTAGAAACTTTGGTAGGGATAATTAATACTGAAGTTTTACCACAATATACTAAATCTGTAATAGATAGTGATGGTAAAGATTTTGCTAAATCTGCAATAAAATTTGATTTGGGTGGTGACAAATCCCCTCCGTTAAGTTATTCGTACCCAGATGAATATATTCGTTCGGCAATACCTACAAAAATTTTAATATTAAACGATAAACTTGGTAATTATAAAAATACAGATGGTAAAGGTAAAAATTTTTGGGAAGACGCGAAAAATAAAGATGCGGTAAAAGCAGTTGTAGGAACTGTATCTGGGGATGGAGGAAGTGCAAATATAATAGACCCGAGAAAAATTTTAATAGAAAGGTCTGTAATTCTTGAGGCGTTAGATGGTACATACACAGAGCCAAATGCGGCAACTACTATTAGTTCAAAACAGAATAGAGAGGCCACATTAAATATAAATGAGTTTTTTAATAAAATTTTTGCACAAATAAAAGATGCAACCGGAGATAGGATATCATTAGTATTAAGTATGCATCCTGAAGTATTTGATGCAGATGATTCAAAAGTTAATTTTTTATATATATTTGATGAAGCAAGCGGATACGCGGCAACTACTTTAAAGGTATGGGAATTAGATCCTATTAATGGAGATGGCACAACTCGGTCGTGTCAAATAAAAGGTGATGTAGGTAGTCAAAATTTTCAAGGTTATATGTATCATGATACGAAAGCAGATTCTGCAGCATTAGAACGTGCAGAAGGGCTCGATAAAATTATCAGAGCGAAACGTGCACAAATGTATGCTCTTGCAAGAAAAAATATAGATTCTATAATATATGACCCAGGTTCATTGGGCGATTCTGCATTCGATGATATTCACATGCAATCCCTCAAAAGTCAGTTCGTTACACTTGCACAAAACGAACCCGACAAAATAAAACTTCGTAATTTAGATTTTGTGGGATTGGGAATAGTTGCTGAATTAGATGGTGTGTGGGGAATAGGCCCAGGTGCGGGTGTTTGGTCAACACAAATGCCTGACTCATACAAAAAAAATTTCTCGTTTTTTAGAGTTTTTAGCACAACACATAAATTTGATGCAGACGCTTCTGATTGGTCAACAACAATTGAAGGCCCTTTATGTACAGATTTGGATGTAGAATATTTACCAAAAACGGGAACGACATAATAAATGGCTGCAGCACCTGTATATCCCATATCAAAAATAAAAACCGCGCAATACACGCGTGGAAACGAATTTATTATTGATAACACTGACCAATCTGAATATATTGGATTATATCATATTTTACCGAATGATGAATACTGGACAGAACCATCTCCAAATGATAAGTCAGTTAAATTACTGAAACGACAATCAAAAGTTTCGGATGATGTGAAATTATATAGAAAAATAAATAATTTACCTCCAACAAATTATCTCGACCCAATCAGTTATTATCCAATATTAAAGACAGATGATTATCGATTAGGTTATATAATGCGATGCTTTGTTCAAAAAAGAAACAATCCTTATCTGACAATACAAGAAATAACTCCGCAGCAATTTAATACAATTAATTCAATTAATAAACAAGGCATAAACGCATTGACTTGGAATTCAGTTGAAATTAAATGGACGATAAAAGGCGTCTATGCACAAATGCTAAATTCTAAAGAAATATATAATGCAGAGCAGCGTGGATTTATAAATCTTTCGAATTTTTTAAAAAATACTTTGGAATTTTGGAAATAATTGTTATATTTGTGCATGGTTTTTTATGCGCAATATTTTGATATTGATTGGGTAAGTATATCTAATGATACCTTGTTAGTTATACCTATACTATCAGATGTGCAAAAACATCGATGTGAAAATACAATAAGTTTTGTTTATATTTATAATTTCGATACAGAAGAAGAATTCATAATAGGTTGTAATCACAATGACATAGAAAAAAATGGTTGTGAATGGATATCTCAAGTTACTTGGGGGAATAATGTATTTTCATATAAAAATGCGATACTGAAGGACTATGGGGTCAATACATGGGATATTGATTTGTGTTATTGGTTGCAATTTAATATGCCTATGGAAATTCAACTATCTGAAGATATAATTTCATATCATAGATGGTATCGAACTATAAACAATGTAAATGATATTGTACCAATAGTGGTTTATGTTGAATATTGTCAAAATATTGTTGAGAACTTTAAAGAATGTTTATTAGATATTGAATTTGATAATTCTCTTAAATTTTACAATAATACTGTATTAGAAAATTTCAGACAAATAGAAAATTATGGAATTCCTATAAATTCGGAAATATTAAATAAATTTTTCAATAAAAAGGCTGATTGTTTGTATTCACAATATTTTCCGTACACGACAACTGGTAGACCAAGTAATAGATTCGGGGGTATAAATTTTGCAGCATTGGATAAAAATACCGGTGTTAGAGAAATGATACAAGTTAAAAATAAAAATGAATATCTTGTAGAATTCGATTATGACAGCCATCATGTAAGATTAGTCGCTAAAATCATTGGGTACGATTTACCCGAAGGTAATTTGCATCAATATTTTGGTAGGCAATATTTTAACACGCCAATATTAAATCAGGAGCAGTATTTAGAATCAAAAAATATAACATTTAAAATGTTATATGGTAATATTTTGACAGAGTATTCTAATATTGATTTTTTTAAAATGGTTCATGAATACAGAAAAGATTTGTGGGAAAATTTTAAAAAATTCGGATTTATAGAAACTCCCTTAACCAAACGCAAATTATATTATAAAAATTTTGATGGCATGGCGTCAAATAAATTATTTAATTATATTTTGCAAGGATATGAAACTGATGTCAATTCTATAATGTTAAGCAGAATTTTGAAATATTTATATAAAAAGAAAAGTAAATTAATATTGTATACATATGATTCGTTTCTATTTGTATATGATACGCGAGATGGAAATGAATTTATAAATGAAATACTTGAACTATTAAATAATTATGGAATGAAGACAAGTTTTAAATTTGGCAAGCAATATAATAAATTGATGAAACCAAAAATTGAAACATGAATACAGAGGGATTGAAAACTAATGAAAACAAACTTACTATGCACGTTTGTACATAAAAATGATTTGCAATTGATACTAGATCTTATACAAAAAACGTATCAATTAGATTCAAATTTGATTTTTATATTAAGTAATACGGAAAGACCATATCAGTACTATTGCACATATAACGTGATAGGAAATTATGAGTTGTCATCTAATACAATACTCATACATAGAAAATCAGATACAAATACATTATATACTATTAATGCAATGAATGAAATAATCAAGAAAGTGAATAATGGTGTTTTAGATACCAAGTATCAACTTGATTGGGACAATTATAAAAATTCGATGTTATTAATTCAGAATGATGAGGTTATAAGAATCAATCTGAAATTGGAAAAGATTTTTAAAATACAACGATAAAAAAATGGGTGTTAACCACCCATTTCATTATCTAATAATCTTAAAGCAATCTTATCATTTCCAAATGCTTTCAATCTATCTACCCAAAATGTAGTTTTAGCAATTTCATCTACTTGTTCTTTCAAAAACTTTTGAGCAAGATTTAAAGTCATATAATCACCTTCACTTTGAGCTTCACGAGCAAACTCTTGACATTGTGCAGTGATTTTCAATTCATGCTTATATGAATCGACTATAATTGTTGGTAAACCTTGAAAATCAGTTTGAGGTTGATCCAATTTAGGAACTTTAGGTAATATGTTCAAATCAGCCAAATACTCATAAGACCACTTTGCATGACCTAATTCTTCATCAGAATATGATTTCCATAGTTTAGCAGCACCTGCATAACCATTTAGATCTAACCATACACTCATTGCTAAATATAATCTTGAAGACATTTCTTCTTGTTCAATTCTAAAATTAACAAGATCAATCATTTTGTTACTTATTACAGCCATTTTGTTTCCTTTTTATTTTTTAGAAATGAAGTATTTTGCAAGATAATCTAAATTGGTAATGATATCTGTTAACTTCTTTTTTTCATTTGGGCCTAAATCTTCATCCCGTAAATACGCAGATAATACAGCTTTTGCGCCATTTACAAATTGATACGGATTATCTGCGTTTACAGTATAACCTTCATTGATATTGTTATTGAAATTTCTTTTAATTTCTTCTCGAATTAATTGTTTCAAGTGCATAATTTTGTTGTTTTTTGTTTGCATTTCAATTTCCATTTTATTTTTTACTTTGTATTTTGGGCATAAACCAGTTTGAACACCATTTTGAAGGATCTTTTATTGGTTCACCATTATAATCAACTAATTCTGCAGGATTTTCTAAATCTGGGAATTTTTCTAAAACATATTCTTGATAATGGTTGTTTGAACACATGTGTTTACCATCTTCAATATAATGGTATTTACATACATGGCAACCAAAACCTATAGGTGAAAACATATATGGTGGATATTCATGCCCTTCAGATTCATTTAAAAATTCAAGCCGTTTTATCATTTTAATCTTTTTAGGTATTTATATGTATAAATATGAATAATTTAGTAGATTTAAAAAAAATATAAAAAATAACAAAATTTATTTTGACATTTACAAAAGCTTATTTATCTTTGCATTTATTATATAACAATTAAAAATAGTTAATTTATGGATTTAAGTAAAATCAGGGAACGATTGGATTCGTTCAACAAGCAATCAAAGCCATCGGGCTCAAAGAGAATCTGGAAACCTCAACCAGGTCAACAAGTTGTAAGAATTGTGCCATATATCCACAATAGAGATTGGCCATTTTTGGAACTTTATTTTTATTATGACCTTGGTAAACGTACCATTATTGCGCCTCAAAACCTAGGAGAACCAGACCCTGTTCAAGAATTAGCTGACAAACTGAAAGCTACCGGTGAAAAGGAAGATTGGTTATTGGCAAAGAAAATTGAACCAAAAATGCGAACCTATGTACCAATTTTAGTTAGAGGATTGGAACACGAAGGAGTTAAATTTTGGGGTTTCGGTAAAACTGTGTACGAAGAATTGTTGAAAACAATTGATGACCCAGATTATGGTGACATTACAGATTTGAAAACAGGTTCTGATATTACAATTGAATACGAACAGCCAAAAGATGGTTATCCTAAAACTTCATTTAGAGTTAAACGAAGTCAATCTCCTGCAACAACCGACCCAGCAGTTTTACAGTTATTGAAAGAAATGCCAACAATTCGTGATATTTGGGAAGTACCATCATACGATGAATTAGCAAGACTATTGGATAATTTCATCAATAATACAGAAGATGAAACTGTAGATTCTAAAGTTTCTAATACTGAAGAAACTGAAGATACTGAACTACCTTCGGATTTTTATTCATCTGATATCAAATCAGATAGACGCGTTTCAGCGACATCTGATATAGATGCTGCGTTTGACGAAATGTTTGCATAATTATGGCAAAGAAAATAGAGACTGAAACAGTTGACAATTTGGCAAGTGAGCTTGTTTCTTCATTGAATAGTAAATTCACACATTCAATAGATAAAGCAGCATATTTTTTATCAGATCCTGATGTAGTTGCTGATATTAAAAAATGGGTACCGACAGGTTGTGACATGTTAGATTTAGCAATCGCAAATAGACCTAACGCAGGCTGGCCTGTTGGTAGAATCATTGAGATTACAGGATTAGAAGCATCTGGTAAATCATTGTTGGCTGCGTATGCGTTGAAAAGCACGCAACAGAAAGGTGGATTGGCTATTTACATTGATACTGAAGCAGCAACGAGCCGAGAATACTTACAAGCAATTGGTGTTGATATTGAAAAGATGGTATATATTCCATTGGAAGCATTGGAAGATATTTTTGATTCAATTGAAGCAACAATTGCAAAGGTTAGAAAGGCGAATAAAGATGTATTAGTTACAATTGTAGTCGATTCAATTATGGGAGCTACTACAAAGAAGGAGTTAGAAGGAGAGCATGGTAAAGATGGATATGCAACTGAAAAGGCAATTGTATTGTCAAAGGCGATGCGTAAAATTACAAACATGTTAGCAAGACAAAATATATGTTTGATTCTTACAAATCAGTTGCGTATTAGAATGGGAGTGTCGTTTGGCGACCCCTACTCAACATCAGGTGGTAAAGCAGTTGCATTTCACTCATCTGTCAGAATTAGATTGAAATCATTAGGTCAAATTAAAATGAAACTTAATGGTGTCGAGCAAGTAATTGGAATTAAAACGAGAGCAATTGTTCAGAAAAACAGGTTAGGCCCACCATTGAAATCTGTTGATTATGACATCTATTTTGAATCCGGTATTGATAATTATGGCAGTTGGCTTGAAACATTGAAGACGTACAAGTTAGTAACATCTGGAACATATTGGTCCATGCCATTGTCTTATACAAGCATTTTGCAAACAAACGATAAAGGCAAGGGTATTGAAAAATCTTTTAATGATGAACTTGTTAATCCAGAATCTGGTGAAATCAAAAAAACAGACGGAACCTTAAAATTCAGAAGTAAAGATTTCGGTAAATGGATGGAAGCAAATCCTAAATTGAAAGAATTTATATATGATATGATATGTGATAGAGTGATTATGGTGTATAAAGTCAATGAAGATTTTGGAATTGATGATATTATAGTTGATGAGGATTTTATTTCAGAAGATGATTAATTAAAAGGAGTTATTATGCGAAAACAAATTTATGAGTATCGTGTCATTGGACATGCTAACAAAGGATCTAAAAAGAATCCTGTTTGGGAATCTGAAATTATCGATGAAGGTGAAATTTTGGCAACAGATTTAAAAGAAGCTGAATTTTTTGTGCATCGTAAAATTGATAGTGATGATATTGAATTATATGGGTTGGAAAACATTGAAATTGTTATCAGGTCATTTTTAAAAAACAATTACACAATATGGCCTTCAGTTAGTAATGGTTCGACATTTATTTACGATACGTCGCCATATCATACTGATACACAATTTACAACAACCGGTGTAAATGATTCTATTAATGTCGTCAGCAGAACAGTAACAATTTAAGTATGAACAGACTCCAAGAAGTATGGAAATCATTTGCAGATGAATTGGGAACTCCGAGAGAAAAGGATGACCATGTTTTAATCATTGATGGATTAAATACATTTATCAGAGTATTTAGCGCAGTTCCCGCATTGAACGATGATGGAATGCATGTTGGAGGGGTAATAGGTTTTTTAAAATCAGTAGGTGCGAATATCCGTCAGTTTCAGGCAACGCGCTGTATAGTTGTGTTTGATGGGACTGGCGGATCACAGCGCCGACGAAAATTGTATCCTGATTATAAAGCAAATCGTAAAAATAAAACAAAATTAAATCGTTACGAGGAATTTGCAGATTTAGTTGATGAACAAAAATCAATGAAACAGCAGTTTTCAAGGTTAGTTGAATATTTTGATACACTTCCTTTAACAGTAATTTCGATTGATAATATTGAAGCAGATGATGTTATTGCATACATTACTAAACAATATTATGCGAATAAAGGCAATAGAATTACAATAGTTTCATCAGATAGAGATTTCATACAACTGACAAATGACAGAGTACGAATTTGGAGCCCAACTAAAAAAATTTTATATACTACAGAAAAAGTTAAAGAAGAATTTGGAATATTGCCAGAAAATTATTTACTTTACAGGATAATGTCTGGCGATACATCTGATAACATACCTGGAATTGAAGGTATGGGATTAAAAACTCTTATAAAACGATTTCCTAAAATTACGGATTTCCCATGTAGTTTTGATGATATTTTATCTGAATCAAAAATTTGTGTGGATAATGGGCAAAAAATTAAAATTTTCAATCAAATATTGGATAATCAGCATATATTGGATAGAAATTATAAGTTAATGCAATTAACAGAGGTTGATATTTCACCGACAAGTATGCTAAATATTTGTCAAAAAATCGATTCTGAAATTAATAAATTGAATAGTAGACAATTTAAAAAGTTATTTACAGAGGACAAATTGTATGCTAACATAAAGGATTGCGATAGATGGTTAAGAGACACTTTTTATAGATTGAATACTTATGCGAGATAAAAACTTATCAGGATTTGGATTTAAATTCCAAGCAAAAATAATTTCATGTATAATGACCGATGCGACATTCGTCAGTCAAATATATGATTTACTTAAAACTGAATATTTTGATAGTGAATCAATAAAGTTTTTGGCAGACAGGTCATTAGAATACTTTAAAAAACATAAAAAGATTCCCACTATTGATGTATTAAAAGTTTTTATTGATGGAGTTGAAGACAAATTACTTAAACAAGAAATTGTCAATACATTAAAAGAGGCAGTAAAATCTGCAACTGCGAGTGATTTAGATTTTATAAAAGAAACCACTCTCGATTTTTGTAAAAACCAAGAACTTAAATCAGCTATATTAGAATCAGTTCAATTGTTAAAAACTGGTGATTATGATTCAATAAAAAATATTATTGATAGTGCACTAAAAATTGGAATGAATTCTGATATTGGTATGGATTATCTCGAAAATGTTGAAATTCGTTACCAAGAAGATTCGAGACACCCTCTATCAACAGGATGGAATGTCATCGATGAAATTACAAAGGGTGGGTTGGCAGCGGGAGAATTAGGTGTAGCCATAGCCCCATCAGGTGCAGGAAAGTCTTGGTTATTATCTTCTTTAGGAGCAAACGCATTAAAACAAGGTAAAACTGTCGTACATTATTCATTAGAATTGAGTGAGAATTATACAGGTTTGAGATATGATTGCATATTGACTGGAATAAGTTTAGATAAGATTCATCTGCATGTTGATAAAGTAAAAGAAACTTTGGGGCAAATTCCTGGCAAATTAATTATTAAATGGTTTCCAACAAAGTCTGTATCGTTGATGGGATTACGATCGCATCTTACAAAGCTCAAAATGTTGGGTACAGAACCTGATTTAGTCATTATTGACTATGCTGATTTGTTAAAATTTGGTAATAGTAAAATGGCCAAACATGAAATATTAGAAGCATTATACGAAGATTTACGAGGGTTTGCAGGAGAAAATAAAATTCCTATTTGGACAGTGTCACAATCAAATAGGGAGGGATTAAATGATGATATTATTGAGGCAGATAAAGCTGCAGGAGCATATGCAAAAATATTCCCAGCGGACTTTGTTATGTCATTATCAAGAAAGGCTCAAGACAAATTATCAAATACTGCAAGATTGCACATAATTAAAAATAGATTTGGGGTGGATGGTGTGACATTTCCTGTATATATGGATACATCAAGAGGTGTCATTAATGTGCATTCTGAAACAAGTTCAAAAGGTAAAGAGGTATCAAACACAATGACAACTGATTCTGAATATAATCGTCAACGATTGAAACAACGAATGAGTCAATTAAACGAAAAAGTTAATGAAAATTCAAAGTCAAATCATTTATTTTAAATAATTATATAAAACAAAGGATACAAATGTACGTTTACAAAGTTACACATCTTCCAACAGGAAAATATTATTTAGGTGTTAGCACATTGCCTAAAACCACATTCGACCCATCTAAAGATTACGATCCGCATAATCAATTTGAAGTTTACGGAAACAATGGAACTAAACTCAAAATGGTTAATGTTGAAAAACGAATCATTTGTATTGCTGGGGATGAAAATGAATTGGCGAATTTGGCAGCAGAGCACGCTAAAAATTGCGAAAATGATTTTAATTTTTTAGGATTAAAGGGTCAACCTGTTCCTGCACAGCCTAAATCAGAACCAACGGTTGTAGCAACAAAGACATCCAATCCAACAACTTAATTATTAAACACATATTAATTTTATTTAGTTATTTCTTAAAATGACATGGCACACCTATGAACATATTTGAACCTCGACACACGATTAAGCCGTATGAATATCCTGAATTAATAGACTTTGCCCAAGCAATTATAGATTCGCATTGGCAAGTCAAGGAATTTCAAACGCAATTAAAAACTGATATGCTTGATTTTAATACAAAATTAACATCAGTTGAAAAAGAAGCAGTAAAACGTGCAATGTTAGCAATCTCACATGTTGAACATGCAGTGAAAACATTTTGGGCAAGACTTGACATGAGAATGGATAAACCAGAGATTTCATTCGTAGGTTCAACATTTGGTGGTAATGAGGTAGTGCATTCATTTGCTTATGCTGAATTATTGAAACAATTGGGATTAGATGACGACTTTTCACATCTTATGGAAATTCATTCAATTGCAGATAGAACAAAATATCTTAAAAAATATTTAGAAGGTATGAGTTCAAGATCGAACAAAGAATTTACTAAATCATTGATATTGTTCACATTACTTGTTGAAAATGTATCATTGTTCAGTCAATTTTTAATTATATCATCGTTTTCAAAATACAGTAACAAGCTTAAAACGATACATAAAATTATCAATGCGACTGCAAGAGAAGAGATAATTCATGGTAAATTTGGAAGCCATTTAGTCAATATAATCAGACGTGAAAATCCTGAATGGTTTGACCAAGAGATGGAAGATAAAATTAGAAGAAACGCAAGAAAGGCGTTTTCAGCTGAAATGAAAGTATTGGATTGGATATTTGAAATGGGCGACTTGGAATTTATGCCAAGAATTGCAGTAAACGAATTTTTAAAATCGAGATTCAATAATAGCCTTGAATTAATAGGATATGCACCTGAATTTGAAACAGATTCGGAATTATTAGAAAAATCTGATTATCTCACAAATATGCTCACAGCAACAGCAGATTTTGATTTTTTTGACCAGAGAAGTGTTGATTACTCCAAAGGTTTAGATTATAACGAAGACTCATTATTTGATTAAAAATTAAGGATACATGGAAAGGTTTGAATGGTTAACCGAAGATGCTCGTGTCTTTTTGGACAGAGGGTACATAGAAAATATTTCTGCTGAAGAACGCTATATGCAAATTGCTAGTAGAGTTGAGGAAATAACTGAAATAAGCGGAATTTCAGATAAAATATATGAGTATTCAAAAAGAAATTTACTTTCATTTTCATCCCCAATATTGAGTAACTTTGGCAATAACAAAGGGTTGCCAATATCTTGTAATTTTGGCGTAGTTGATGATACGTTACATTCTATATTGCACGGAATGTATGAAATGGGAATGTTAGCTAAAAATGGAGCAGGTACAGCCAAAAATTTATCAAATATACGCCCGTATGGTTTGACTTATGGAAAAGACGGATTAGGTAAATCGGAGGGATTGATTTCTTGGGTTCAAGAGTATAGTTCTATAATTTCCAAAGTTAGTCAAGGCGGGATGCGTAGGGGCTTTTTAACTGTATATTGTTCAGTTGATCATCCTGAAATTGATTGGTTCTTGGATATTGGAGCAAATGGCGATGCAAAAAAATCTCCAGGTTATGCCATACAAAATATAACAACTGGTGTTACTATTCCTGCAGGTTGGATTGATGCAATGAAAGCAGGAGATAAAGAAAAACGAAAGATATACGCAAAAATATTGAAGCGTAGAAGTGAAATTGGATTTCCGTATATTTTATTCGAAGACAATTGCGATAACCAAAAACCTCAAGTGTATATTGATAAAGATATGAAAATCTTTACAAGTAATATATGTACAGAAGTTATCGAATATTGTGATAATGAAAAAGAGTTTACTTGCTGTTTGATGTCATTAAATGCAGCGCATTTTGATGAATGGCCCGATGATTTAGTATTTACAGCAAATATTATATTGGATGCAGTTATTAGTGAGTATATCGAAAAAGGTTCTAAAATTGCTGGTTTAGAAAAAGCAGTCAAATTCGCATCAGAACACCGCGCAATAGGAGTTGGTATTTTAGGATTTCATTCATATTTGCAAAAGAAAATGGTCCCATTTGGAAGTTTGGAATCATATCAAATCAATAATAAAATTTTTAAAAAATTAAGAGACGAGTCAGATTACGCAAGTAAATGGATGGCTGAACATTGGGGCGAACCTGAAATGTTAAAGGGTTATGGTCATAGAAATACTACACGAATTGCAATTGCCCCTACAAAGTCATCTTCATTTATTATGGGACAATGGTCATTATCCATTGAACCTATCAAGAGTAATTATCATGAAAAGACGCTTGCCAAGATTCAAACAACATATAAGAATCCGCAATTGCAGGAAATATTGAAAGGATATGGGAAGGATACAAGAGAGGTATGGAATTCAATATTACAGAATAATGGTTCAGTGCAGCATTTAGATTTCTTATCTGAATTAGAAAAGGATGTATTCAAGACCTTTTCTGAAGTCTCACAAGTAGATGTTATAAAACTTGCTGCACAGCGCCAGAAATGGATTGACCAAGGACAATCGATTAACATTATGATTCATCCTAAAACTCCACCAAAAGATGTTAGTAATCTTGTATTGACTGCACATGAAGAGGGTATTAAAACATTATACTATCAATATTCAATTAATGCAGCGCAGGAGTTTAATGAAAATCTCATGACGTGCAGTTCATGTGAAGCATAAAAATGTAAAAAATATTTAAAAAATTTAAATTAATTCTATATGGAACAAAAAAATTTCACGCATTACAGAGATTTTTCATTCATTGTTAAAAAATCAGGAGACCCTAAATGCAGGGTTGTATCAACCGATTTAGTTCTTACACACTCCGTTATGGATGATTTTTCAGAATTTTTTGATGAATTCAATGGTTCATTATTTTGTTCATCAGCAGATCCTGATTTTGAACGTGTTTTAGATTTATATAATAGTGCTGTAAGTTTCGATTGTATAGCAATTGATAGAATTGATGTAGATTACGAAAATTTAGATTGGCTATCAAACGAGTTGTTAGATGAACTTAAAAAAAAGTATCAAGGAGAAGAGTTCTATGATATCATTTTTTTAAGATACAGACACTAAAATTAATATTCAATAAATTTTTAAATTATAATATATGTATACGATTGCTAAAAATGCAGAGCATAACCAACGTTTGATAATGGATTTTTTAAAAATGGCATATCCATCGAGTGAACCTTCAATTAGTGATTTGATTAATGACAACATAATTAACGGGTCGAGAATAGTAGAATTGGCAGTTAGTAAGGTTTCGGGATTGGAGTTTTCACCGACTGGATATAATCAAGATTTTATTGATATGTCAGATGTTAAAACAGCCACATTACAGAGACACGATAGAATTAGAACTCGACTTTTGGCAAACGGATCCAAAAAAAGATATAAATCCACATCTTATACAATCAGTATTAGTGATGTGAATAAAAAATTTGGTGTGTTGAGAATAATAGCTTGGAATAGATTTCTTAATAGATATCATTTTTTTAGAATACCTCCATCTGCAGTGTTTAATAAATGCATTTTAAAAATAACATTTGATGCAGAAACTATAACTCCAACAGGGAAATATGCCCAATATGAAGTTGAGACATTTGAACAAGTCAGTGCTCCATTAAATTCAAGAGAGCTTGTATCGACTATAACTTCAAATATTTCCGAACAGACTATTGAGTTGCAGATAGATAAAATTATGAGTATGATTAAAAATAATTCTAACAAATAACAAAAATATGACAGTAAAAGAATATCAAAAATTAGTAAAAAGAACTGATGCACTTCTTCCAGAAAAATATCATTCAATGGGAGCAATCCATATGTTAATGGGTATGACTACTGAAATCGGCGAGTTAATGGATCCTTACAAGAAAAATCTTGCATATGAAAAGCCTATTGATTTTATTAATGTCAAAGAAGAAATTGGTGATTTATTGTGGTATATTGCAAATTTTTGTAATTTGCACTCTTTTGATATTGAGGAAATAATGGAAACAAATGTTAAAAAATTGCAAGCAAGATATCCTGAAAAATTTGATAAAATGTTAGCAGTTCAACGTAACTTATATAAAGAGAGAATTATTTTAGAAGATGGTCAATAAATTATAATGTATAGAAGCATTTTTTATGATGAAAAAAAGAATAAAATTCATTTATGGGGTGATGGTGACCACGATGACAATGGATATAACACATATGAATATTCGCCATATGCATATTTAATTGACCAAAATGGCGAGCATCAAACCATAGATGGGTTCAAATGTAAAAAAGTATCATCGTGGTCAGATGATGCAGTTAAAATGGGATTGGTTTATGAGCATAATGTATCACCCACGACTAGATTTTTAATTGACAAATATGCTGAATCCGATGAAATTTCCAAGTCAAATAAAATATTGTACTTGGATATAGAAGTTGCAAAAGAAGAACGATATAGTTCGCCTGCAGATGCAAATAATACAGTTACAGCTATAACTTATTATGCAACTGGAGATACTGAATATACGTGTCTACTTTTGGATAGTAAGCGTAAATCAAGTACGTATTCTACTGAAATAGAAATACAGACAAAGTCTGAAAATAAAAAAGTTGCAGCAAATATTGTAACATATACAAGTGAGCATCAATTATTAAGAGCATTTATGATGCAATATCAAAAAATTGGTCATAATGTTATTACTGGATGGAATGTTGAATTTTTTGATATGCCATATTTGTATAACAGAATACTTAAACTTTTCGATTATGATATGGTGAATATGTTTAGTCCAGATGCTAAAATTGTACGTAAGAAATACGTTAATTCTGGCGAATTAGTATATATCGCAGGAATTACCATTTTAGATTATCTAAATTTATACAAGAAATTTACGTATACAGAACAATCAAATTATAGATTGAACACGATTGCCAATTTTGAATTAGGTAGAGGTAAGGTAGAATATGAAGGCGATTTGGATCATTTATACAATACTGATATTGTAAAATTTGCTGAATACAATATTATAGACGTTGAATTGGTAGTGTCATTAGATGAAAAAATGGAATTGGTTATGACTGCGTTGGGGCTATGCCATAAAGGTCATTGTGCTCATAGTGACATTCAATATACAAGCGCATATTTAGATGGTGCAGCATTGACATATTGCAGAAGGAATAATCTTGTAGCGTCAGCAAATAAGTCACAGCGAGATGAACCTGCACAAGGTGCATTTGTAAAAAAGCCCAATCCTGGATTATATAAATGGGTATATGACTTGGATTTGACGAGCCTGTACCCAATGAATATGATTACTTTAAATATTTCACCTGAAACTAAATTTTCAAAAGTAATCAATTGGGATGAAGAACAATATGGCAAAGGAGCGAATATTGAATATGAAATTGAAGTATATCGTGATAATACAATAGCAGGTGAATTTGATGACTTTTTCAAACCTACAAAACCTAAAAATTTTAAAATAAAAGGTTCTGATGCACTAAAGAAATATTTACTTGATAATAATCTTTCAATAGCATCAAATGGAGTCACGTACACAATGGATAAAACAGGAGTAATTCCTGCAATTTTGAAAATGTGGTTTGATGATAGAAAAACATTTAAAGATTTAAGAAAGCGAGCGGAAAAAGACGGCGATTTGGCATTAGCAGCTGCCTATGATAGGAAGCAATTAATTACTAAAATTCTGTTAAATTCTTTTTATGGAGTATTGTTACTACCATCATTCAGATTTTATGATAAGGCAAATGGTGAAGCAGTAACATTGACAGGGCAATCTGTTATTCAATGGGCAACAAAAGCAGCGGATTTTTTTTATAATAAAGAGTTGGGTACAAAAGGTGTGAATTATTGCATATATACTGATACGGATTCAATCTTTGAGCCACTTGAACCATTATTTGTTCACAGGTTTGGTTCAATGGAACAATATAATGATGACGAAATAATAAGCAAATGCAAAGAAATAATCAATGATGTACAAACATGGGTAAACAATTCATATTCAGCATATGCAAAGAGATATCATAATGTTAATGAGCATAGATGGGATATTAAGCAGGAATTGATAGCAAAGCGTGCATTTTGGGTTGGGGCAGTAAATGATAAAACAGGTGATGTTGAAGGTGTAAAAAAACGTTATGCACAATGGATTGTTGATAAGGAAGGGCATAAGGTTAATCATATGGATGTAAAAGGTTTGGATGTTGTTAGATCAAGTTTTCCTGCAAAGTTTAGAGAGTTTATGAATTCAGTTCTGCATGATATTTTACATGATGCCACCAAGGATGAAATGAATGAAAAGGTTAGACAGTTTAAATCAAAAATGAACACATATGATATTTTAGATATAATGTTACCAACTGGAGTAAAGGATGTTGAAAAATGGAAAACAGATAAATTTGGGCAAAGATTGAAAGGGACACCTGTACATGTCAAAGCGGCAATGAATTATAATGATGTTTTGAAATTTACGAAAAATGAAAGTGTACCTGAAATTTCAGATGGTGATAAAATCCTATGGGCATACATGAAACAAAACAAATACAATTTCGATACAATGGCATTGAAAGGTTTTGAAGATCCTGAATCTATTATGAGGTTTGTTTCTGATTATATCGATAGGGATGAAATTTTTGAAAGTTCACTAAAATCTAAATTAACAAATTTTTGGATTTCATTGGGATGGGGAGAGATAGTGATTAACAATTTAAGTAATAAATTTTTTAAATTATAATTAAAATAATTTGTAGAATCAAAAAATGTTCGTATATTGTGCTAAATAATTTAATATGAAAAAGGAAAAATTAGTAAATTTTATACAAAAGTATTCATTGGGTGGTCAGTGCAATCAGGTCAAAGTATCTTCGAAAAGTAACAAATTATACACTACGTTTGCAACAGACCAAAAGGATTTGTTAGGATTTGTTGTAATGAATGATGTAGATATTCAGAATCCGGGGGATACTACATTATCATCAGATTTTCAATTTGGTATTTTTAATACTTCTGTGTTGACAAAGGTTCTGTCTGCAATGCAGCAGGAAATTAATGTAGAATTTAAAGAAGAATTTGGTAAGATTGTATCTATGCACATAAATGACAATGTGATGCAAAGTCAAATTATGTTAGCTGATTTGGATATTATTGAAAGTCCTCCAACAATAAATGAATTACCCCCATCTGATGCTATATTAAGAGTATCACCAATATTTATTGATCAATTTATAAAGGCAAAAAATGCATTGGTTGATTCGGATACGTTTGCGTTTGTGCAGAATGATAAAAATGTAAATTTAGTATTGAATTATGCAGAACACAATACGGATAAAATTACATTAAAAATGGAAAGCGATGAAAATAATTCAAATATTCCTATAATGAAATTCAATGCAAATTTGGTGAAAGAAATTTTTATTGCCAATAAAGATTGCTTGCATGGTTCAATAAGTTTAAGTTCACAAGGATTGATGACGATTACCTTTCAAGGAGAGTCGCATAATACAAAATATTTATTAGTAATGTTACAAAATTAAAAAAATGGTTAAGCCTGAAAATTATAATGTGTTATACACAAATACCTTGTTAGAAGGATGGGAAATGACATTGGGTCGTTATATCAATGAGTATCATAAACAAAGCCCACTGCCAAGCACAGCTGTTTGTGTATTAGATGGAGCGTATCAATTTTTTACAAAGACATGTCAGTATGTAGCATTTGATATAAATTTGGATTTTTGTAGAGTTGATAGTGAAATTTCATCGGTTATGCGATTTGAATCTCCAATAAAATCCAATAATAGAATTTATATTTTTTGTGATGTGCTGGATACTGGAAAAACGGCGAGTATTGTAGCTGATTATTATAGTAAACAATTTTCGGCAGCAGAATTGGTACTTTGCGCAGTTGCAGACAAATCGAATGTGCAGATAAGTGAATTGAAGGCGCGATATACAAAAATTTGGACAGGATTTCATTTAACTGATGAATGGATTGTAGGTTATGGAATGGCGAATCCGCAAGGATATATGATGCAATCACCTTCTATTTTAAAGTTAAATCCAAATGATTGAATTTTTTAGACATGCGACTGGGCTTTGCGGAGAAGGGCATCCCAATTTACTTTTAGGTGGAGGGGTATTAGTAGTAGCATATCGATATTGTTTGTGCTGGTTGAAAATGAAATTCAATAAAAATCATGTGTGCGACCATGCCAAAAGCAAAAAAATTTAAGCGAGGTCAATTAGTTCAAGATACTAATGATGTAATTTATATTTACGTAAAAAGAAACAAGTTGACTTCACATGCAATCAAATTGGACAACAATGGTATGCCGATTTGCATGTGTGAGATTATCACGCAAGATTTAGGGCCAATAAAAAATATACCAGAAGGATTTACATCAATTCAAATTTTATAATTAAAAATATCTTTATGAGAACAGATGGACAGCGTTATTTCAAAGTAGATGTGGAAATTAGTTCAGAAACTGACAGAGGTAAGTATAAAAAACATACCGAGCAGTACTTAACTCTTGCGACAGGATGCACTGAAGCAGAAGCTCAAGTTATCAAAAACTTTACAGATGTTGGAGATATTAGAGATTACAGAGTTAAGGGTGTGTCTGAAACTAAAATTGTTGAAGTAATCTGATGAAAATATTCATTGTTGATAATGCATCATATGGTGTAAGTGAGCAGCACAGGTGGATTAGTGTTATATCAGATTTAAAAAATACACACTGCATTGGTGAGGTATTTCATATAAAAGGCAAATCTAATTTTCACAGATATCATGCTGCAAATAAATATCAGACCATAGATGCATTATCCAATGAATTAATGTTCCATTTAAAAACGACAGTTGATGACAATTCCATTTTCATATTTGCAAATGCCAGAGATGCATTAGTATTGTCATTAAATGAATATAGAATTTTAACGAAGAAAAAATTTAAGATTTTTGCATATTGGGTTGATTCAATACACTTAACGCAAGGCATTTTATATAAACGTGCTGAAAAGCCATATTTGACTTGGATTAAAAGTTTTGAAAAATGTATAATTGATGCGTTGGATTTAAATATGGTTCCTTATGATTTACTTCATAACAGGATGATTAAAACATATTCGGATAGGGTGTGTAAAAAAATAATTAAATGCGCATTACCATTCGATTCAACTTTGAATGAGTCTATTTTAGAGATACAGCAATTTGAAATTCCAAGAGAAGATATAATTGTTTTAAATACTGGTCCTGAAGATATTATGGATGCTACACTGTTTAGAGCAATAACACGAGAATTTCCAACATATGAATTTATAAATATTGCTGATAGATATTTGACATCTATAGAATATAGACGTCTTCTTGCAAAATCAAAAGCAGTAATATCATTGAATAAAGCTGATGATGATCCGTATACCATTGTGGAATCAATGACATTGGGGTGCATTCCTATTCTCCCTGATATTGAAATATATAAAGAGATGTTTCATTCTGATTGGATTTATTCAAGTATTATATTTAAACTTCCGTATTTAAACTTTATACGAAATCGAGAAGAAATATTTCTAAAAATTTCAAATTGTGTAGAAAATTATGAATCATTTAATATAGAGGAGCAATGCGATTCTGTGATTGATAAATATTATAATTCGGACAATTTAAAACAAATTTTATGCAATCAATAAATCCAATAAAAAATTCGTTATGGACAGAAAAACATCGGCCCGCAAAATTACAAGATTATATTGGGAACGAATTTCTTAAAGATACAATTCAGAGATATATAGAGCAAGACGACATTCCGCATTTATTGTTTTATGCAAGAGCAGGAACAGGTAAAACAACATTAGGAAAAATCATTGTCAATTCGATTGATTGCGATGTATTATATATAAATGCGTCTGATGAAAATAATGTTGAAACAATTAGAACAAAAATCAAATCATTCGTTTCAAGTGTAGGATTCAAAAAATGGAAGGTTGTATTTCTTGATGAAAGTGATTATCTTACATCAAATGCACAAGCTGTTTTGAGAAATATGATGGAGCAATTTTCAAAAAATTCAAGATTCATACTCACATGCAATTATCCTGAAAAGATTATAGATCCTATTCAAAGTCGTTGTTCAGTGTTTGAAGTATATCCACCTTCAAAAAAAGATGTTGCTGTACGATTAGTTAGTATCTTAAATGAAGAAGGAGTTCAATATGATAATAAAGATGTAGCAGTTGTAGTTAACAATTCATATCCTGACATTAGAAGAGTAATTAGTTCAGCACAAAGACAAGTAGTTGATGGTAAATTAGTTTTAACAAAGCAGGCAGTCATGGAAATTGATTACATGATAAAGATACTTGAACAATTAAAAACAGGCGCATCTGCAAAGGATATGTACACAAATATACGTCAAATAATTGCTGATAGCAAGGTTAGAACATTTGATGATTTATATAGATTTTTGTATGATAATTTGGATGACTTTGCACCTAATGGTAAACAAGCAGCAGTTATACTTGAAATTGCAAAAGCAATGAGAGAAGATATGAATTGTGTTGATAAAGAGATTAATATAATGGCAATGTTTGTTGAAATTATTTCAAATTTAAAATGATAATTATTAATAAATAAAGGAGTTTTTATGGATATTCAACAATTAGATCCCAAGATTTTATTAAATCAGTCAAAGCCAGAAATATGCCCACAATGTGATGGAAATTTTTTTAGGCAAACATTTATGTTTAGACGAGTTTCAAAAATTTTAGTGGGTGCCCCGCAAGACCAATTGATACCAATTCCAGT